CATTACTTTGATGTCGCGCAGTCTCTTGTTCAACAGATCCTGCAGCATCTGCACGTCGGCGATGACCGACCGGCCCCAGAAATAGCCAGGCGTCTCCTGCCCCTGGACCTTGACGAAGGCGTGCTTGCCGGGGACGCGCGACAGGTTGCGCCGCTGCTTCTCGCCCTCGAGGATGATGTCGGGGTAGATGCACTGGATGGTCGTCCAGTCGCCGTCGCGATCGCGATCGCGGATCCACACCTCGCAATGGCGCACCGTCGGTTGGAAGCGCCGCTGGGGCCGCCAGGGCGTGGGCACCGGGAACACGTTGACAATGCCGGCGGCCGAGCTCGGGGCGTCGCCGACGTCGCCGAGCGGTTGCAAGCCCCCGACGACCATTTGGTGAAAATAGGTCTGGTCCTCCTCGTCTCGGACGGTCGGGCGCGACTCGTCGATGCGCGCCATGAGCTTGTCCCTGTCGGGGTGCTCGGCCAGCATTGAGCGCAGCCGCGACATGGTCGGAAACGAGATGTGGCAGAACGCCTCCTGCTCGTCCAAGGAGACCGTCGTCTCGTTAAGCACGCCGAAATTCTGGGGGTGCACGGGCGCGGTCTTGAACGAGCCGCCGTCGCCGTCCGGGATCACCTTGAGCAGCTGGCACCCGTTGACCAGGCCCCAGACCACCGCCTGCGAGAAAGTGACGTCAGCGTCGGTCTGGCGAAAGTCGGTTGACAGCTTCTCGCCGACCAGCTGCGCGCGATCGAGGACGTCCTCCTCCTCGCCGGAATCGTAGACCAGCTGGAATCGGACGTCGGTTGGCTGCATCAAAAATCCAGCCAATTTGTCCACGAATGGCTTGGTCTTGTTGAAGATCGCCGCCCGGTTATCCATCGCCCCCATGTAGTAGTATTGGGCGGCGCGGCTGTAGACCATGCCCCGCTCGGACGCGCTGGCCATGCACTCGTCGATGATCTCTTTGATCCAGAGTTCGAGGAAGCCGGCCTTGTCGGGGATTCTGAGCATCTACCAGACCTTGATGGCTCTCCGTTTCGAGGCCGCGATCAGGTCAGGCTGTTGGCCCGTGTTGAGCGCGGCTTGGAGAACGTCGAGCCCATTGCCTTGCGGGCCCTCGGCATAGCGGTGCTGGCGGTGCTGGCGGCCGATGTCAATCGCTTGCTGCACGGTTTGCTGCGCCGCCTGCCAGGCCGCCGGCGGCAGGTTGGCGGTTTGATCCTTGTAGCGGACCTTGGGTGTCGCTCCCTGGCGGTTGTCGAACCTGGCGTTGGCGACATGGTAATCGTTGGCCATGATGTCCTCGGCGATGCCGACCGCCTTGCCGCGCAGCGAGCCGCCGATCGCCGGCGGCCGGAACACCTGATTGACCTCCCGCGCGTCGCACGCCTCGCAGGATGGCAACGGCGCGTCCCACTGGTCGGCCGAAAGCACGACCTCCATCATGTGCCCGCACTCGCCGCACATGTACGACCGCGCGATCGGCATCAGACGTAGCCCAACAACCAGAGCAGGAGGAAAACGATGAGGACGACGCCGACGATCCCCAAGCCGGGGGTGCCGTAGCCGTAGCCATACTGCCAACTTGGATTGATCCTCGGCCCCAGCCCGATGACAAGCAGGATGACGACGACGATGCCGAGTGGGCTTCTCATGATCGTTTCATCCAAGGCTCAAAGGCGCGCAGACGGTCAGGGTCCAGTTCAGACGCGCTCCAATCGCCGTCGAAGCGAATGGCACGGTCGTCGATGGTCAGGAACGCGGCTGGCTTCTCGGCGGTGAAGGTGAAGGTCGTTGGTCCGACTATGTTCTTGTCTTCCGCCCATTCCTCTTGCTTGACCACGATCCAAGCGCGCATCGCAGCGTCGAGGTCGGGTTCCTTCGAGCGTGACGAATAAACCACCAATTGGAAATGCTCGGCGGCGGCTTCGGCCCATTCAAAGAAGCCCGGCACGACATCGCCAGTGATCGCGCCATCCTGCCAGCCATCGCGGTAGTCGTGGATGACGCCATCAAAATCGATGCAGAGCGTGGGCTTCATGGACGTTTCGCCGGCTTGACGGGCGGCGCGGCGACACGCTCCTCAAGCGCCGTCATCCGGTTTTCAAGGTTCTCGACGCGATCAAGCAGAGACAGGCCCGGTGGCTGGCCTTCGGTTGCCTCGGGGTCGACGGCGTCTTCCCCGCCGGGCTTAGGCTCGGGCGGATCGGGCTCGGGTCTTGGTTTCGGCTTCGGTTGCGTCGCCATTCCGTCCTCCTATGCGGTGATCCCCTTGACGGCCCACATGACCGCCTCTTCCACTCGGGTCTTGGCGAGCGAGAGTTCGCGACCAGGCTGGCAATACATGTCGAGCGTCCGAAGCATGGCGACGCCGCCATCCTTGACCGCGACCATCGCCTTTTTTTCTTCATCGGACAGGACGCGGTATTGATGGCGCATCGCGTTGTTGACGGTGCGCTCGTCGCTCTCGCTTGCCACGTACTGTTCGGTTGGCATCAGAACTTCTCCGCTCTGGCTCTCGCGCCCACCTTCGTGTTGATCCGCCGAATGTGCTCCGAAAAGGCGAACGAGAGCACGGTGCCGGCGTTCTGGGGCGGCGGCTCGCCCTTCACACTATCCCAGGTCAGGTTGCGCGCAATCAGGCCGGCGCGCCGCCACTCGGTCCAGGTGTGGTGAGCCAGCACCATCGCGCTGACCAGGTCGTCGTTCTCGCCAGTGTCAGGGCCGGCGCCGATCCAGCCCTCCTCCTCGACGATCGCCTGCATTTGCTGCACCAGGCGGATCGATCGAAACTCCACCCGGCGCAGCATCAGCGAATCGCGGAGCTCGGAATAAACGTAGTGCTTATTGTCCTGGTTGGTTTTCCACGCGATCACATTCCCGGCCCCGCCCAGCGTGTCGGCGCGCCGGTACAGGAACCAGCGCACCGCGCCGATCATGTTGAGGATCTGATCCGAGTCCTGCTCGGCCTGCAGGATCCCGCGCTCGGCCAGCTGGCGCAGGTTGCGGACCTCGGGCAGGACCGCCGCGCCGACGCCGCTCACCTCGATGTTGGCCAGGTGGTCGCGGTACGCGCCGGCCAGGTGCGACAGCACCCAGGCAAACTGGTAGGTCAGCGGCTTGTTGGAGGCGAACTCCGCGACCTGGACGAGCCGATCGGCGTAGCAGCGCATGACCTGGATGGCATGGTCGTTAGCGTCCCCCCCGCCGCCCCCCGACGGATCGCCGCCGATGACGTACACGCCCTTTTCCTCGGGGGGCTCCCACACCCGAAGCATCACTTCGTCGCGGTTCGTCGTCTGGACGATCCTGGAGCCCAGGAAGGCGTCCTCGAAGATGTACCGGTAGCCCTTGTAAGGCGCTCCCTCCGTCAGACTCTCGTGGATCTCCAACGTCCGACGGGCTGGAAAGAAAGACGAACCCGAGGCGACAAAGCACTGCCTTTCGGTCCACGGATAATGGCGTTCCATGTATTCGGGGGCGCTGAACTCCGATTCCCGTCTCCACCATGCGACCTGCTCCGGTGTGACCGTTACGCCGTACTGCTTTTTGACCTGACGCGCGAGCGTGAGCTCCTCGTCGGTGAGGTGCCCGTCCCAGTAGATTTTGTAGTCCTCGTCTTTTTTGTCGATCGCGTAGGTCGGGTTGGCCCAGAACCCGATGAAGATGAACCGCATGTGGCGGTCCTTCTTCGCTTGCTGGCAGTGGTTGAACCACCAGTTATAGCCGTTGGCGATCGACTCCCAGATGTACAGCCGGGACGGATTGAGCCTGGCCAGCGAGGCCTTGAGCGACTCGACGCCGGCAAGAGATTTCCACTGCGCGCACTCCGTCATGTGCGCCATGTTGAGCGCGCGGGACGCGCCGAGGTCGGGGTTGGTCGCCGCCGCCATCAGGTCGATGACCGACCGATTCGCGAACACCATCGAGTTGCGGTTGTCCTTGATCAGCCGGTGCTCGGGCGATTTCCACTCGGGCGGCAGCGTCTCGAGCAGCGCGGCGAAGATCCTGCGCAGCCGCTCAAGGTTGTCCGTTCTATCGGCTATTATCGCGCCTTGCACGCCGGGGTTGGCGAGCGCCCAGAATAATTCGATCACGCTGCAGACGGTGGTGATCGCAACCTGGCGGCACTTGAGGACGACGAACTCATGCACGTCCTCCTCGAGGCCGCGCGCCACCGCATCGATGACCAGGCGCTGCGACATCCACGGATCGACGTGGCATCTACCGCCTTCTTTTGTGTCGATTTCAACCGCCGACAACAGGGCGTAGATGCCCTGGCGGATGCTAGGCCGTGCTGCCATGCGGCACGTCCGTCGCCTCGGGGTGCGGCTCGTCGTCGTAGATCAGGTCGAGCGACATCTCGAGGATCTGCAGCCACCGCTTGCGGTCGTCCTGGGCGAAGTAATCGCCGGGCGCGGGCAGGTGCTCGAGCAGCGCATCGATGAGCGGGTCAAGCGCCATCCCATTATCTTCAGGCTCGATCTTCGCCTTTGGCATGGTGTTCCTCTCTAGGCGGGTCCAAGGTCAACGACGACGATCTGCGAACGGTCTAGCACAAGCACGTTGCCGCCCGCGACCGTGTAAGAAACCGGCGATCCCCCGGTGATGGCGAAGGCGTTCAACTGCACCGCGACATTGAGCGTCGTCACGCCAGCGGCGGGGGTGACGAAGAAATTGACGGAAAAACCGGCGCTTGGGTCACTCGCGGTTCCGCCGAAGCCAAAGATGCGTTGTTCCGGCGTGGGCGAGATGGGAACGCGAGCGCCAATGCCAGCGACATTGTTGACGCCCTTGAGGTTGCAATTGACGCTGACCATGAGCATCGACGTGACGCCGGGGCGCGGCGGCAGGGTGCAGGGGATGTTGGCGATCTGCGTCCAATCGCCGCTGCCCGGAATGGCGATGTCGGCGGGGACATTGTAGATGACCGGCTTGGCGCGGAGGCTGTCAACTTGCGTCAGTTGCAG